TTCCATAATCGGCTGCATTGTCGCGGCGGTTTCATGGTAGCTTGTCGCCAGATCATAGGCCAGTTCTTCGCAGTTTCCATCAATGGCATAGAACTTTTCCCAAACATCAAGCAGCCGGGTGATACCGACAACTTGGCTTTGTTCAAACGTCCCGCCAAATAGCGGCTTCCGTATGGCGTCAAAAAATGCTTTACGGTCCATCATCTTACTCCATTAGTTCGCAGTAAACCTTAAACAGCCGCATCTTGGCGTCCGAAGGAATATCGTCCGTTGTAACCGCCAGCGTCAGACTGTTTGCTGGAACGCCGGACGGGATCGAGATTTCACACTGCACCCAAACCGGCGCCAACAGTGCAGGCGGACGGCATGGAAAGCTCGTCGTCACGCTGGCGACCGAGCCGAAGACGGGAACGCCATTCGGATCAATGAGTTGCACTATGATTTGCCGCATGTTGCAAGTATCTTCTGAGATCGAATAAGGCGTTGCTGCAGCCGGGACAGGCCGATTATCCGGCATATACTGGACAAGGCAGCGCACCAAGGCGCGGCGGCTTTTCAGCGTGTCGAGCGGGAACGTCATTACTTGGTAGGGATAATTGCTCGCGTCAATCGGCACAAACCAAGTGATGCCGTCAGGCAGCCCGAATGTTGCATCATTGTCTGGCACAACCGAGCCAACCGCCGTCCAGCTGCCCAGTCCGACGAAATCATTGTCGAGCAGGATTGACGCGCCCGAAGCTTTCAGCAGAGCGGGTGGATACAGAACCGGCTTGCCTTTCTTGCCGGTAAAGGTAAACACTGGCAGGCCCATAATCATGCCAGTGGCCTTGTAGCAAATCAGAACGATCTTGCCGTTGCCGTCAATCAACCCGTCCAGATCATCGCCTGAAACAGTAACCGAACCAATGCCAAGGAAGCGCGCGCCATAGGCCGGATCAGTAATAGCCGCAGGAACAATCAGGGCATCCCGCGCATAGATCAATACGCCACCGTCAGGGCAGGCATAGGTGAACGAGCTGACATTTCTCGGCGTGGCATCCATGGTGATAACGTCGAGCAGATAATTGCCGAAGTTCACTGTTGAGCCGTTTTGCAGCTGGAACCGCTCATCGGCCACTTCTGTATAAGGCGAACCCGGCACGTTTTGCAGGTCGTCGTATCCGCCAATCACTGTTTGATAGCGGTGTCCGTGCAACAGCGGCTTCCACTTGCGCCGCAGATTGTAATTATCCGGGTCTTCATGCCAAAGCAGCGCAGTAATGGACGGCGCGGCAGCGCTTGTGAGCTTGCGGAACATTAAACGGTATTGCGGAGCATAGGGCAGATCATTCAAGACGCGCCAGAATTGTCCAGTCGCCAGGCTTTGCAGCCGACCGCCCGGATGATAGCCTGCGACAAGATTGCGCCAAATGCCTTGATGCCAGCCGATATAGGTGACCGGGCACATTTCATTGAAATACTGGACGCGGCTGACATAGATCGCGCCATACTTTCGTGCGACTGCTTCAATCGCCGCTTCGCCGCCCGCGCCATAGATCATTGCGCCTTCCGATGCGATGATGGTATATTGCGCACCGAACGTTTCCACACCTTGCGCGAGACTTGCTGTAAACGTTGTAAGCGAGTTTAACTGTGTCAGATAGTCATTTTCTCCTTCAGTGAAGATGACGAAATGCGCCCCGGCGATTTGCGAGAACTGCACGCCCGTGAGTGTTCCATTCGCCTTTGCCAGTCCAACAAGATTGCCGACCGAATTACCGCCCCACGAGAACGATGCGATATTTCGGCCCGTTAAAGTTTCAAGACTGGAATGCCAGTCACCACCCGCCCAGCCATAAGTGGCTACTTCCCACGACTGGCCAGCCGCCACGCCCCAATCGACTGTGGAAAAATCCACAACATGCGTGTCCACGCCGCCAGACGCTGCCGCCGTAATCGCGTCATATTCAAGACTGACTTGTGCCAGCGCATTTGTCAGAGTGGCGAACGGAATAAAGAAGTCGAGATAAGGCGCGCTTACCAGATAGTGAAGCCCCGGATTTGTCGCGCCCGAAAGTTGTTTAACCCAACCGCCACCATTACCCTGCCCTACCAGCACATAGCCCGGCTCAATGATAACCTGCGAAATGTCGAGGGTGTTCAGCCCTGCTCCATAGGTGTTCGTGCCTAGGTCAATGACCATTGTATAGCCGTCAACCGCATTGCCAGTGCCAAGCCACCAGCGGGTTTTACTCGCGCCGTTCGCCCACCATTTGATCGTTTTTCCTAAGCCGCGCGACGTTGCGGGCAACTCAAATGCGATGATCGCCGCAGCAAGAACGCCGTCACCCGTAACGGGATCGCTTTGCTTGGAAAGCCTAAGCGGTTCCGAAAAGTGATCGAATAGAAGCCCGTTCTCCAGCGCAGTGGCATTGTCAGCCAAATAAGACGTGATGCGAAGCTGCAAAGTGTTTGACGTGTCAATAGTAGCGTCAGTGACGATGCCACCAGAAAGCGTAGTCCATGCACCATACCAGAAGCCCTTATACCCTTCGACTGTTCCCGCCGTATAAGAACACCAGCCTGCGCGAACCGACGAGACTTGAATATCCTCGCCCGGCTTAAGGCGCACGTTGAGCGTTTGGCTAACCAAAGCTTCCGCGTAGCAATTTACGCGCTTCAAAAGCCGGACGCGCACGCTGTCATTGCCGGATCTGGTGACAATCCAGATTTCAGCTGTGGTGCGGACCTTGGACCACCATTCAATCGTAGTCACAAATTGATGGCGGTTCTGATACGAGCCGAACACATGGTAATGCCCCGCTGCCGCAGAGAGCGCCGTTGTTACGGGCAAGGAAACAATGCCGGAATAGACTGCCGAAGACGCCGAAAACAAAGCCGCGTCTAGTTTGTCAAGCGTGCCTTGCGCCCGCAGTTCAACCGCGTCCATTCGCGTTGCAAGGTTTGTGTCATGTTCAATAATTGCATAGCAGCCAAGGTTAAAATCACTGGCCTCGCTAGCATCAGTGAATGTGGCGACAGTTGCAGCACCATTGACCGCGAAATAGGTGAAGACAGCTGCGGCGGCAGGACGGGGAATAATACCAGCAGGAGTGTAAAAGGCGCAGAAGTCACCCTCTGCCATGGTCAAGTTTGGTGCGAAAACCTGCAAACTTGGCGCAGTAGTGACCACACAGTCAAAGCTCGATTGTGTGGTGTAGTCGTTTCCAGTCCCGGTGCGGCGGCGCACAATCGCTTTGACCGTGCCATTTATTTTTGCCCAAAAAACAAAGCTCTTAAACCTGCCGCCAGTCAGCGCCATTTCGCCGATTGCGTAATCGCCCGCGTTGAGCGATGATGCGTCAGTAACTGGCGTTGTAGTCAAGCCAACCCGCTGTTGCGTCACACCAACTGACTGTGCTTCAAATAAAGCAATCCGCGCCTGTATCGAGGCGCTTGTAGGAATATCCCCAATCAGCGTTCCTGCCGCGCCATCATCCAGCCAAAGTGAAATCAATGTCGGATTAGACAGGGTATAAACCCAAAATGTTCCATTGAGCGCAGTTGCCGCCAAACCCGCCGCAACGCTGGCATACATCGAGCCCGGCGCAGGAGCAGCGGCCCATCCCGCCGCATTGGTTTCAGAAATCAGCGCCGCCGCCGCTGCATTTAGCGCCGCCAGTTCAGAGGCGTCGGCGGAGATTGCCGAAGCGGAAGCGCTTGTTGCGCTCAAATCCGCCGCCGCCGCTGCAATAACTGCTTCTGCGGCATCAATCGCCACTTCGTCGCGTAGCAATAGCGTTTCATCCCGCGCCGCCAGCACGGCAGTTACATCTTGCTGAGAAAAAGCTACTTTTCCACCGTCGGAAAAATTTCCAGCTCCATCACCCAGGATCATATGCCCAAGCGGCACAATAGGAATAATTCCGGCAGTAACACCAAATTCAGTTTTCCATGTTCGTTCTGAAGCATCACCAAGTTGCTGGATTTGCATTTCCAACAAATCTAACTGTTTCATCAAAGTTTCTGGAAAAAATCCAGATTGATTGGTGATTTCAAGATCTTGTGTATAAGGAACAAGCCGAGTAACGAATAGATAAAACCCAGCTGCCAACGGAAAACCTAAAGGCTCATAGTGAATACTTCCATTGTCAGGTAATCCAGATACAGAATATGCTCCAGGCGCCAATAAAGTTATAGTATTTGTGGAAATATTTTGCACAAAAATCTGCAAATGCGCTTCGTCAAAAACGGTAAACGTGAAAGGAAAATCAGTTGTTAGACCGTTTCCACTGTAACGAATTGGAGTATAATTGTCAGCAAGTGTCATTGACGAGTTTCCTTAACAGGAATGGCGTTTTCGATTGCGTCAAAAAGACGCGAGATGAATGTCATATTCTGCATAGGCAACAATAGTCGCGCATCATGCACAGTAGATTTCGTTGGATCGTGAATACCTGCAAGAATATCTGCGCCGGTTTTCAGTGCATCAAACGAAGGACCAAGCAGAGCTTCGACTAAATTATCTCCTCCGCGAGTTATTGTGCGTTGGCCACTGAGTGTCACGGCATTAGCCGTCGCCGGAATACGGGAAAGCAAATCTTGCCCAAGCCCAAAAACACCTGCAATGCCGGACAGTGCAAAAGATTGATCGGCCCACTCACTTATGTCGGCATTACGCATTCGTTCCTCGGCAGCACCGCCTTTAGCGACTGATCTAAGATAATACGAAAGCGCGCCCAAGGCAAGTGAAAAGGTAACGCCGGTGACAAAAGCCATATCACGTTGCTGAAGTCCGGCCATCAGTGTTTTCTGTGTCGATGAAAAAGCGAAACTTTTGAATTGCCCAAGCAACTTGCCCATCATAGTGCGGTCCAGCCAGAGAGGACGCTCGACGCCGGGAGTTATAATTGAGATGTTTGCTTCGCGAGCAACCGCTTGGCGAAAGGCTTCAACAGTTCGTGGATTGGTCCAGTCCTCGGTGTTTGGCAGCCATACTCCGTCAATCTTACCACCTCCGCCTTTCTGCACTTCACGCCAAATATCTGCAGCGATGTTGGCGTCGATGCCGTTAGATGCAAGAAAGTCGATGGACTCGCGAAGAGATTTATTGGCAGTTCCGGCAGCCACTTTTTCCAAAGCTTGTGGATCACCAACAACTTCCGCTACTGAGTCGAGTAATTTCGCATTCGACACTGCAGATGAAATCTGTTTCATCCCGTCAGTCCAGTAGTTGAACAACGCCGTTATGCCGTGGCGGGAAGAGGCATATTCCACTGCCCGCTCAAACTTTGACCCGCGCCCAAGGTCATCGGTGATATCAAGCAACGCATGGGCACGAGCATTTGTCAAGGCATCAATGGCGACGGAAGCTCTACGCGCCTCCTTTATATTCATCTTAAACCCTTTCAGATTAGTTATCATTGGAAGATAACCATCCTTGAAAGTTCGTGTCAGCCCATATCGCATTACAGGGCGGGCTATATCCGGGATCGAGGACAAAACCACTCCGCCCATGTAGCGAAGCACATTCAAATGCCCTACCGTCTTTGCCATCCTGTAACCCATGCCATTAGGATCAGACGGCAAGCCCCACTGATGCCGTAAGCGTTTCATCACGCCTTCGAGGTTTACCTTAACACGATCATACTCATTTTGTATCCGCGCAGTTTCTTTCGCTTTCCATGCTTCATCGCGAGGTTTCCCTTTCGAGTCCACGGCATCTTTCACGTTATCGAGTTTCTTATTCAACTCATCTGTTAGCTTTACCCACTGTTCTTCCGCATTAACTGAACCAAACTTTCGCGCCATTTCAATGTCAGGTGCCATTGTGCGAAGCTGCGTGCGAATAACTTTCTCAATGTCTTTTTCGAGCCAAGGAGCCATTTCTTCTGTAGGAATAAAGCCGAGTAGGCGTGGCAACGCCGAGCCTCGCTCACCCTGAATAATATCCACTATGGGCAAGCGTAGCGTGGTGCCTTGAATTTTATCTTTGGTGCGCTGCGCAGCTTCGCGAGCATAGGACGTGAAATCGGCAGTTCCTTTTGAGTCATCAAGACTTCCACCCATCTCTCGCACTTTATCACCAAACGCACTCGCTCGGGCACGATCTTTTTCCAGCACTGCCGCGATACGTTCGTCAACCAGCTTTGGATCGAGTTTTTTAACCGCGTCACGAAGTTTCACCGAACGCACAGCGCGCTTGTCGTTAATAAGCTTCGCCCGCGCAAGAGCTTCGTTAAGCCCTTCCTCAACCAGCGCCCGTATCTCAACGCGGTCAAGTTCTTCCGCGTGTTCGAGTATCTGACTGATCTCGGTCAACCGACCTGCGCGTTGAGTTTGAAGGGCCTCGGCGTTGAGAAGTTGTCCAGTAGCCGTGCCATCCACGCCCCAAAAATCATCCTCAGTTTTCTCTTCTGCGATGATCTTCGTAAGACGCTCTTGGCCCCGGTCATAAACGTCTCCTGCTCGAGCGAAGTCGTCTTTGATCTTTGATACTTCTTTATCAAAAGCTTCATCAGACAGTGTATCTAATTTGTTAAGAAAGCGCTTGCCAGCCCGAGCCACGCGCATAAGCGTATTCATGCCAAGCTCCTCAATCCGCGATATGCGTTCGAGCTTTGCTTCGCGCCGAGCCTCGACCACGGCATAAGATTTATTTAGATTGCTCAAGCGGCGCTTAAGTTCGCGGCGAGCGGTTTTAAATTTAATAAAGGGCTCGCCAGCAGCAGTAGCCATCGCTCGAGCATCGGCGCCCATTTGCTTTCGTGTAGCCTCATCATAAATATTTCCGCCCTTAAGCGGACGCATAGCAGCGCGCAAAGAAGCGATTGTGTCTTCAAGTGCCGTAAGATGCTCGACATTTGCATCTTCATCCAACGCCTTAAGCTTTGCGCCGTATTCATCCCGCAAGGCTTCAATCTCGTCCGGCCCACGCTTCATATCCGAGACGAGTTCCTTCGACTGGTTCTGCCGTTCAAGGAACTTTTGATACATTACAGAAAACTCTTCTTGCATTTTTTCATTATACTTCTTTGCAAGAAAGTCTACAAATTTCACAGGGTCTTGGCGGATCATACCGTGGTCAAAGAGCCATTTCACATATCCTTGCGATGCAGTGTCGGGAAGTTCTTCTCCGAGCATCTTTGTCTCTTGCATACCCTTGAGAATAGGATCGTCTATGTATTTGCGAACAGCTGTGGCGGCGGCTTTAACGTGAGCATTTTCATGCTCTCCATCTTTGGCGAGCGCCCACCAGATTTGTTCCTTAAATTCGTCTCGGGAAAGCTTATCGGCGCTTAAGGCTCCGCGGATTGTGGCGCGCAAATTCGGCGCGACCGAAGGTGCAGCCCCATCAAAAATATAATCTCGATAAGCTTCATCTGCTCTAGTCACATATTCAGCAAAATTGCCATACCAAGTATGCACACGATTTTCAATCGTTCCACCTGCAGACGTGGGAACGCCCAAAGCATTTCGCTCCATCTTCAGTCCGCCGTCAGACATTTCACTCATCATGCCTCGGCCGATGTTAAAGTCTGACATAATGGTGTCGGTGACAGGGCTGCGAGTGAGTGTATTACTATCCGTGACCTTGGCTAACGTCTGCGCCCCTGAAGCGAGGTTTCCCGCTTCGCCCATTACGACCTCTTTTGCGCCCGCATCACCAGCACGAGATATGGCTATACCACCCGGTTGATTAACCATACCAGCCTCAAGCAACGCTTTTTCACCCGGACGAAGCACGGAAACTGCGCCGCCAAGAATACCCCCAAGCACCGTGGAGGCGCCGATCGAAAACGCAGTCTCCGCGGGCGTGCGAGTTTGTTGGTTGGCTTGCAGCGGAATTTCCTGCGCAACGCCTGCAACGCCGCCAAGGAGCAATGCTTCTCCCACTCCGCGAATACCACGCGAAGGCCCAAGCAAAGGCAGCGCAACTGTGGGCGAAAGCATTCCAGCACCGATCATGGCAACAGTGCCACTCCATCCGCTTCGCGCAAGCACATCACGTTGACGTTCTTCAGTGTCGATCTGCGAAGCGATAAAGTTTAATTCTTCCTGACTTTTAACTCCAATAAAATTCTCCCGGTAGTTCTCCCAATACTTTGTGTCTTTCAAGGATTGCGTTACGTTAAAAAGCGGATCGGCTTTAAACGCTGGCCGGTTCAAAAGTTCCCAAGCGTTAAGCACGTCGTTTTCGAGTGCAAAAGCGGCACCGATGATTTCATCACCCGCAGGCGCTGGACGCACGATCTCAGGAACTTGATACGGTGCAAAGCCGGTGACTTGAGTTTCCCTTGAAGGCATTACATTGCTCCGCCGAATGAGGTTTCGGGAGGTATAACTGGTTGTTTTTGTTCTTCTTCAAAATCTTTTTTACGTTTCGCTAAAATTTCTTTAATCCGGGCTTTACGCTGTTCTGCATCTGCTTTGGTTTGCGGACGCCAAGGCGAATAAAATGGTCCAACAGATGTCCCTTCATTTAACAAAAGCCAAGGATCATTTTTTGTTCGATCTTCTTCTGCGGCTTTCTCACTTTCTTCTTTGGCAGTCAGTGGTTTTGGTTTTGTCGTGCCATCTAATTTTCGCTGAAGCTTTTCCACATCGTCGTAAAATTCCTGTGGAATTTCTTCGCCACGCTGCCCGTAGAACATAAACGCCCCTTCAAGTTTATTTTGCGCGTCAGTCAGATCACGCTCGACATTCTGTTTTTCAAACAATTGAACTTCAGCCGCTTTGTCCGCAGACGTAGGCTGGAACCAGCGCCGGGTTTCTTGCAGATGTGCAGTCCCCGCTTCGTCGTAGACAATGACACGGTAAGAAGGACTTAAAGCCCCTTGACTTTGTGCTCCACTATAATTTGTAACGCCATCGCCACTCTGCCATTTACGAAACTCAGTTTCCGTTTGATCGTCGGAGATCAACTCAAACCGTTCACCAGGTTTCAGCCCGACTTCTTCCGCCACTTGCTTGTCAATCCACTCATACGAACCTGAAACAGGACGATAACCGACTTTTTCTGGCGGATGCTTCATAAGCAGGTTCTGCCCGCCTACAGCAGTTACGCCCCATGATTTTTGCAGCGTCTTCCGTGCAAGCACGTCAGCTTCTTCTACATTTCCTGTCCGCGAATACGCATCGACAAAAGCTGTTTGATAGTCATTCTCCAGCGCTTTTGCAAACGCCGGAACCCCGCTCAAATGAGCGGACCATGTATATCCGCTGAAGTCCCCGACAACGTCCGCAACCAGCGTAGAAATTTGCGAAACGCCGTTTTTCTTCGCCGCAAGGTAGCCTTGCGCTTCTTTATCCAAAATTGCTCGTGACTGACGTTCCGCTGCATCGGTTCCTCCGTTCACTGATTTTAGGAGTTCATCGGCCGAATAGAGTTGCTTTCGCGAAGAGTAGAAATCCACATCGTTGGAAAGCTTTTCTGGTATGCGATCGTCATAAGCGCGAGGATCAGCGTCTTTGAGCTGCCGCAGCGTTTCCAACGCAAAGAGCGCCTGCGTCTGGTTGTTCGAGCGAACCATGCCGGTAAGCGTTCCAACAACGTCCGTGGGAATATCTCCTGCCCGCTGAACAAGTGGAACGAGACCATTGGTAACATACGCGGAGTCCGAGCTTGAAAGCTTTGTGAGCCCGTCTTTCCCGACATACGCATTCAGCATCTTCCGATCATTTTCATCGGTCGGATCGAAAACGGCGAGAGGGCTGTTTACTTTATCTGTAGCTGCGCGAAAAAAATCAACTTCTTTCGTCTTGGTATCGAGAGCATCTTGCGCTTTTTTGCGCTGATCGTAGTCTCCGAGCCACCCATCTTCAACGCCACGGTCGATCTGAGCCTGCCCTGCCGAACCATCCATGATGTTATTCATCAAGGTATTGATCTGTGTGTCTACGAGAAGCTTTCGTTCTTTTGCCTGCTCAGCAAACATTCCAGCAACTTCGCGCTCAGCGTCAGCGCGAAGTGCAATGCGGTCTTCATAGGGGACGTTGGAAAAGCTTCCAGAAGAGTCCGCTGCGCTATAAGCAGCCCCACTTCCATCAACTTTATTTGTCCATTTTGAGGCAAACTCTCCCGCCGTCATTGACGCATTTCCGCCATTAAGGCGGATAGCATCAGCGCCAACAATATCTATAGCTAGGGCCGAAGGATCGCGCAACAACTTTAACGCCCCGCCGGCACCTTGTTGGTGCGCAAGATACAGTTCCCCGTTTGTTGGAGCACGTCTAAGGTTATTCTGAAGATACGCTCGATTGTTTTTAAGTAACCGAGCTGCAGCGTCTGAAGCCTCATCAGGATCAAATCGGTTTTTCAATCCGTAAGCATTTGCCGTGCCATCTACAAACTGAAACAAGCCGCCTGCGGAAGAATTAGGATTTTTCGCATTCGGATTTAACGAGCTTTCTATTTCAGAAATACGCATAAGAAGTTGTGGGTCTTCGCCATGTCGCAGCGCAGCTTGAGAAATAGCATTCCGCACACTTGCCGGTGCATTAATCTGTCGGCTCCTTCTTGGGACCTGAACGCCTTGTGAGGCGATTTCTTGCTTTACCGCTTGCTTATACCCAACCCCTTCAAGCCCAATGGAAACCTTTTGCTTTAAATCTGCTTTTTCAACGTCAGATAAATCTGTCGCGTCGATGGTTTCAGCCATCTTTGCGCGATATGTTTCAAGCTGTTTTGGGTCTCCGCCTGTCGCCGGATCAAGTCCTTTTAGCGACTTCTGATATTCCGTATCCACACTGGTGCGAAAAAACGCATCACCAGCTTTATATTGGAAATCCATTGCATCGCCGAGCATGTTACGACGAACTTCGGATGAACGGTAGGTAAACTCTTCCTTAAGGTCAGGATGAACTTTCGCGCTAAGGAACTCCGCTTCAGCTTTTTTATATTCAGCTTCAGCGAGAGCAGCGAAACCTTTCCCAGTCGGATCGGCGTTACGCTTAAGTTCCGTCAGTCGCGTGGCGACGTTGGACTCGAACTCGGAGAAGTTAGTCAGTGTTTGGAAACGATTTGTCCGATCTTCTCGCTGTTTAAGTTCCGCCGAGGCGATCTCTTCTTCGCGTTTTTGCTCTTGCTCGCGGACCGCAAAGCCAGCGCCAAGTTGTTGCAAGCCTCGACCAATCCCCGCGCCGAATGCTTCTGGCGTGAAACTCGCAGTAGAGAACAGCTGTTGTCCTTGCGCGGAAGGGCGAGTCCGTCCTACGATTGAATGAGGAACTTTCATGATGGATACCTCATCGAAGTTCCTTTTCGCGTAGTCCAAGGATCAAAAGATTTTCGCGAGCTACGTGAACCACCAACAAGCGAAGAACCTGCGCCAAGGAATGAACCGAGGGCATTGCTTATGCCGGAAGTCATAGCCGCTGATCCTTGCATACGCTGATTTGCTGCGTCTACTTTATAGTTGTATGCTTCAATATCACCCGCTTGACGAACGTTTAGCGTATCAAGACGCCCAAGCTCTCGCGCCGCTCTGCGCGTGCGGACGGAAGAAGTCGATCCAAGTGAAATGCCTGAAGCACTTTGAACAGCTTCTTGCTCACCAAGCATTCCAAGGGTTAGCTTATCTTGCTGTTGCGCTTCAATTTGCGAGCGTTCCGTAGCACGCACTGCATTATCTTCGGCAATGCTTGCATTGAACTTCGCCATGCGTGCTTGTGCAGCACCTGCGGCTAAAGACGCCACGCCGCTGACCACGCTACCAACTGCGCCAAGGATCGCGCTAATACCAAAATCAGCCATTATATTTTGCCTCATAAACGCCGTAAGTTCGGTTATTCATTCGGACAAGTTCTCCTGTAGGGCACATTCCAAGGAACCGAGCAAAGTGGACATTACGCAGATTATTTAAGTCAATTAAAGACTGAATATTTTTTTCTGTGGTAAGTATTTCGGCCCAAACACTTCGCGTTTTACGAGCATACTTTATTCCATAGTCTTTGCATACGAGGAACCAGACTCCTACAAGACCACAAAAACTTTGTCGTGTAAGGCCAAAAAAACACAACGGCACGTCAGCGTCATAGACAACCGCCATGAAAAATGACTCTTTTTCGCGTAAAGCTTTCTGCTCTGGGCGAAGTAGTAAATCACAGGTTGAAGGCTCAGCTAAGGCCTCGAGCACGATTTCTGGCACTTGTGAAACTTGCTCAATCTGGATCATCGCCCACCTCCGTAGAAGTTACGAATCCCAATATTGTCGCCGGAAGTGGATTATCTTGCACAAAGACGCTGGAACCATCGACGTTCCATTGCGGCTGAATAAGAACATTTTTCATGGCGCTTATCAAGTTCGTGGGTTCGGAATAAATTTCTGAAGTGCGTTCTTTTACTTCGTAAAGCTTGGAATATTTTCCACCTACTTTAAGACCGCGAGTCTCATGCACACGAACACCTATGCCCATGATCCGCTTACGACGATTTTCAATCGTTTCACGCTCGACGGACATTGGCAGAGTTTTAGCTTTTGCCACAAACGGAAGGCCCACGACCACTCGCGTGGCAGTTCCTTGCAACACGATCCGCCCAGCAGTTACAATTTGCTTCGGAATTACATTTCCGTCTTGAAGAATAGAAACCAGTTGCCCTTCCAAATGCCATAAACCAGCCACAGATGAAACAGGCGTATCCAAAGTCCACGCACCTTGTGCAGCAAGAAGTGGCGTCAAGTCTTCATCTTCAGGAACCAACAAAGCAACATCGCGCTGCAAAAGCACGGTGATATGCGTAGTGTCAGTAAACACGGTGACGACGCCTTTACAGCCTCCAGCGCGAAAAACTTTTCCGACATCAAGGGCACTGAAAATAGGAGCGTCTGCAGTGCATGTAATAGCTCCAGTAATACCAGACATCTCTACACCAGCGGCTGGATAAGTAGCATTTAATTTCAAACCACAGTCAACTGCAAACGCTTCTTCAACGTGCGTAATTACGCGCGGAGCAAACCGTTCAATATATTTAACCCAGCGTCCTGCGACACGACGCCGCACCAAAGTGTATACAGTATCTGTGCGGTTTTCCTGAATAGGAAGAATATCTTTAAATTGTCCCTTGGTATAAGCTCGTGTCCACGCAAAAACATTTTGCTCTTTCACCATGGTGAACATAAGCATCGCACCGTCACTGCGACAAGCCCAAACGAGTTTAAAAGGGTCTGAAGCAAAGCCCCAACGGATAATTTTGTTTTGCGCCGAGAAAAAATGATTTGAAAGGATTGAAATGTCCGTTCCAGCATACACTCGGCTAAAGTCATTATATGACAACGCGCGGACAGTGTAGCCTTTGCTTTCGATATAGATAAGGTCTGTGTCGATTAGAAGCGGAGGAACCTCGCTTATACCGGTGTAAGTTTGTGGCTCAGCTAAAGCATTTGTAGGTGTTACAGGATCGTTAACGCCACCGCCTGTCAGTTGCCAAATTCCCGCATCAGTCATTAAGAGCAATCCGCCACGAACAGATTGGACATGCCGGATCGGCGCGACTTCATCTGAGTCAATTTCAAACTCATAGGCGTCATTATCCGCTACGATATTTGACATGTCGAAGTTATTATGCCTACGAGGCTTACTGCCGTAAACCGTTAAAGGCGCATTAAGCGTAGCTGCGTAAAGTTGACGCTGCTGAAAACGCCCGGACAAAGCAGGATTATTTCCACTGAGCGGTGATAACAGCGCCGTCGCTGTTGCGCCAGCCCCGCCTCCAGCAAAAGTTACCACAGGACTTGAGTAACCTTTACCACCGTCTATAACAAGCACTCCAAAAATAGCGCCAGTAACAGCATCAACAAGGGGTTCACCCACAAAACCTGAACCGCCGCCGCCTGTTACAGACACGGTAGTTGCAAAACGTGAATACGCAGCACCGCCTGCACCGATTTCAATCTTAATCACGGCTCCGTTTTTGAATGGATTATTTCCGATAGGTGGGGTTTGCGTGAAATCAGGAATAATATTATTGTCAGTAAACCGAGTGCCATAAGCACGTCCAACAAACCCAACTTCAGAGCCAGGACTAAAATACGCTTGAGCATTGATTATGTTGGTGCGATACACATTGTAGTGTTGTGTGTTCGCAACGCCATCCCAAGACAACTGTATTCCGCCAGCAGTAGAGGCGTAATTACTTGTCGCTACTTCGACTTTCATCTTCGAAGCAAGACTTTCATTTCCTGTAAGATCAACTGACGTAACGATAAAGCCGACGGCGGAAGTGCCCGCAGCGATAGGAGTAGTGACAAGATTTACAGGAACGGCGGCGAGATTACCAATCACTGCCGGAAGCAGAGTCCAATTTGCTGCATCGATCCGAGTTAGCTCATAGATTGGAAAATCTACGGAAGTTATTTTGATTAAATCCCGTTGCTGGAAAAGCGAAAGTTTTTCCAAATCGGCGCTGCCGTAGGGCGTAGCCAGCGTGTAAACACGCGATACAGTGCCGCTAACAAAAGCGCCCCACAAAGTCGTGTTGATAGGCTCATCAAAAACGTTAAACAGCTCAAACGTGTTTGCAGTTACGTTTTTAACTACGCCAGTGACATTGGCAAAAAGTGGCATTCCAAGGATCGAGAACTTAACCCAATCATCATTGGCGTAGCCGTGGGCGACGCTGGTTATTACAGCGGGATTTGCGTTAGTCACGCTAGTGACTGTTTTTGCCACTTCAAGAACGTAGCCACCGTCTTGCAAAAACCGAATGTAGTTTTTCCCAAACATTACGACATAAGTGTTTGCGACGTTCGGCGCATACTTGAATGGAAAAAGTTTAACTTCATCATCGGGATGCTTTACGTAGTCAAGGAACTCAGTTCCCGCACGAGTGCTCAAACCGCCTCTATAATCCACAAACCAGTTTACAGCTTCTTGCAGGCCAAGATCAAACTTTTCCAGGTCTGATCGGCCAAGGAAGGTCTGCGAAAGCTCTCCCGCGACAAAAGCAAACTTGATAAGTTCAAGAGACACCAGCTTGCTCCGACACTGAAATCATTGGACCATTAGGCCAGTAAAAGCGCGACTGTGGAGCGGACAAAGCAAACCCACGTGCAGCAATCCAATCGGGAATAGTTTCGTATTGGTTCTCGTCTGAATTAGCTGCGTTTTCACGCGCTTGGTAGACGAGTTGATTGGCGCGCTCCTCGACAAGACGAGCGCGGGCAGGTTTGCCGTGCAAAGGCAGCGAAATGAAAGCGCCCAAAGCGAACGCTATGGCGAGGGTCAACTGAGGGTCCCACAGCGACACATTATCCTGCACCACGGTGTAGCATAAAACCGCGTTTTCCTGCTGAGTGTTTATCGCCATCTGCGTTCCGCGCGCAGTAAGTGTAAACCTGCCAAACGTAGTCAAATATCTCGGCGCGAGAAACTTCGCAGGTGTCGCGTATGCGAACATAAATCCAGGCTCTGGAGCGTCAGGCGTCCACGCAAGATTTTCGTCTCGCGTGGACACTAGCGCTAGCCTTGCGAACGCTTTCGCGCAGGGCCACGGCGCCGCGCGAAGCACATGGTCACGGACAGGCCCGAACCACAGCCGACAGACCTCGGCTTCACGCGACTCCTCTGTCGTGGCGGAAACGTCATCCCTGTTTCCAATGGCGTTGAGAGCCATGTTGAATATTTGGACTTCATTTGTCGCCACGACTTATCTCCTTACAGGTCGTCGTCTTCTTTTTTGCCTTTCGCAGATTTTACCACAGGGGCAATTTCTACGATAGCTTCAGGCAAAACTTCCGTGCCGTTGGGAAGTAGAACTTCCCATTCCGCAGGAACTTCATGCGGATTTTGCGTTTTGCGGCGACGCTCGCCGGAAGGATCGAACCAATTACGTGCCAGATTGATACGCATTAGTTCACCGCATCAGCGTAAGACTTCCAACCACGAGGATCGTTGGTCAGGAAGGCGTTGATCTTGCCTGCGGTAGTTGTAGTCGTCGCCGTGATGGCGAGGATGCCGAGGAAGCGTTCGTAGGCAACGCCTTCCATCGGAAGTTCGACCGCTGCGATAACTCCGCCCACGTTCAGCTGCGGATCATTTGAGGCGGCATTGCCGGTCACGAAAGCTTTTGTGCTGAAATGCACACTGGCTGTTCCGTTTGTGGCGATTGCTGCAGTGTCGTCAGAGACCAACTGAAACTGAACCGTTCCGGCAACGCCGCCGGTGATGATTTCAGTGTCAGTCGAAATGACAAGATAGAGATCTTCACCATTACCAATATCTCGGGCAAGGGCAAGGTCGATTTGATTGCCAATCAGCGCCGTGCCAGCGGCAGCAGCCACTGAAACAGCATCGGCAAATTCAAGACGAGAGTCCATGATCATGATGCGGCTCCTTATACCACGAGGGCTTCGTCAGCGCTGAGAGCATCAGTGCGACGAATTGGAATACCGTGGAACGATGTGACGGGAATACCGCCAATCATTTCCACAGTGAGGGTTGAAGTTTTGACTGCGGCGGCCGACTGCTGCCGAAGACGAGTGCGGAGGTAACGAGACATGTAGAAATTTGCACGCCCGGCGGAGAGGTTAGGAATGCGCTCTATTGCCTCAAACATCAGGTTGGGAAGGTTTGGCCCTGACGCAGCATCAAAGAGCGTAGCCGACTTGTCGATGTTTGCAATGCGGACAAAGTAGCGCCAATCGCGAATGGTCAAGCCTGCGTCCCAACGGTAGTGGGTGCGATAAGCCTGCATACGGCCATTAGCTCCATCGACGTTTTCGACAGTAACCTCGCCAAGATCGCGGACTTTCAGTCCGGCTTCGGAACCCTTTGGCAGGATGCCATAGCCCGTTGTCGGTCCCCATACGCAAAGCCAAATCGAGTTGTTGTCAGCACCAACGCCACCAGCATTGATAATGTTTTCGGCATTAGCCGCAGACAAGCTGTTGTAACGGGGAGAAAGGCCAGTAAACGCTTCCGGTTCCGAACCTTCATTTCCGTAAAACAGCGTATCAGCCATTTCGATGTTCATACCTTCGATGTGGGCAGAGTCTTCAACCAAGCGATACGCCGCCGCGTTGCCGTTCAAATCGGCGAGCGCTTTGTCGATTTCGGCGTAAGCCTCCATCATACCGCAGTTGTCAGTAACCTGCGCGGTAGTGCCCTTATTGGGCTGAACGCCGCCATACATTTTACGCCAAGTCGGCGCGGGCAAACCAGTCCGCACAGTGGAGCGATGCCCTGTTTCAAGATTGCCTTCCATAAAGGTCATATCTTGCAGGATTTCGTTGGTAGCGGTCAGAAGCTCCACGACACTGGCGATTGACCCGTTAGGGTCTTTTACTTTCGCAAGGTCCAGAAGCGTCGGATTGGCAACAGAGAGAGCAGCCATTCTTTAAGTTCCTTTGAACATTGTTGGATACATGGTCTGCTCGATTGGGCGAGGGGCAGCGGAAGGAACTCCCGTTGCCGGTTTGCCTTCACCGAGAAGACCTGCGACTTTTGACAAGAACCGAACGACGTGGATATTGTTTCCAGCTCCAGTCGCGTCCATTACCTGTCGTAGCTCTGGCGTTCCATGCGTGTTGATCAGTGTGCTGATCCCGGCAAGCGTAGTATCAAGCTTCTGCCCACCAAGGACAGGGTCGGCTTTCACTTCTTCTTGCCAGCTCGCATTGAGCCCTTCCCAATCCGCCATAGCCTTCTCAGACTGGCTTTTCAGAACTTCAGCCTGAAGATTGGCGAGACCGTTTACACGATCTGCAGCACTCATCTTCTGGTCATTCATTATGCCGAGGAACTTTTCCATCATAGGGGCGTCTACGTTAAAGCCCTCGGGAAGTTTCACGGCGTCCGCAGTTAACGGAACAAATTCTTCAACCTGTGTGGGCTCGACAGGAGCCGCTGGTTCCGCGGGAGTAACTGGCGCAAGTTCATCAGTCACCGTCGCCGGAGGTGTCGGGGTTGTCGGCGTTGGAGGAGTTGGTGTAGGCGAAATTTCGTTCTCGAGTGGCATCTTCTTGGTCCTTTAGCATCTGGTAATAACC